CGCCTTAAATGATTTTAATTTAGCATTAAAAAGATACTATGTAGTAGAAGATATAAGCAGGGCGGCAGAAGGATTTAGTGTATCGTGGTATCCTCATTTATATAGAGTAAAATTAAAACAAATAGTAGACAGTCAAGAATTTAAAGGCATACTAGATTTACCTGCAGAAGAAGGATCAAGTCAAACATTAAGAGATGTATTATCCACTTATGAAAAAGAAATGCAAATTAATAATGCCGTTGTTGCTCAAGCAGAAGCAGATACTAAAAAAAGTGGATATGAAACTAGTCATTTATATACATTACAAGTAGATAAACAAGGTAGAAACGAACTTGTTACAACAGATACAAGTACGTTAGATGCTAGTACACAAAATGAATTAGCAGATAGAGTACATCAAACACCTGAAAGAGAAGGGTATGATGGATACTTATTAGGTGATGGTCTTGCACCTAATGGTGAAGTATTTGGTCATGGAATTACTTTCCCAACAGGATCTATTAAAGGTGATTATTATTTAAGAACTGACTTTTTACCAAATAGATTATTTAGATTTGATGGTTCAAGATGGATTAAAATGGAAGATGCATTACGTATGACACTAACTAATACAGATGCAAGAAATACAATGAAGACAGGGTTTGTTAATAATACGGCAACTAATACAATAGGTGGAAAATCAGTACCTGAAAGACAAAGTTTGTCTAAAGCACTTAAACCTAAGGCAGATAGTTAATGAGACTTAGAGAATTTTTAGGAGGCGTGTGGGGTATTCCTATACCGGGCACAGAAAAAGCAGTAGGACTTAAAAAAGTTACTCGAAAATATATGGGTAAAGTTAGAACTTTTTATGAACCAACAAATAAAAAAGCAAATGAAAAATTTAAATTAGAGAAGAAATAATGCAATTTTTTTACGACGGACAAATTAGACGATACATAACTCAAATTATTAGACTAATGAGTAACTTTAGCTATAAAGATGGTGATGGTGTTTTAAGACAAATACCTGTTATGTACGGAGATATGACTAGACAAGTTGCTCATATTGTTAGAGATAATTCAGAAAATAAAATCCCATCAGCTCCAAGAATGGCAATATACATTACTAATTTAGAAATGGCTAGAGACAGATTAGCAGATGCTACTTACGTTAGCAAAATTCACGTAAGAGAAAGAAAATATGATGAATCAGGAAAAGAATATTTAAATGTTCAAGGAGCAAATTATACTGTTGAAAGATTAATGCCTACGCCTTATACATTAGGAGTAAGTTGTGATATATGGTCTACAAACACAGAACAAAAATTACAAATTTTAGAACAAGTTATGATGTTATTCAATCCAAGTTTAGAAATCCAAACTACAGACAATTATATTGATTGGACTAGTTTAAGTGTAGTAGATTTAACAAGTGTACAATTTAGTGGAAGAACAATTCCAACTGGAACAGAAAGTGAAATAGATGTAGCTACTTTAGGATTTACAACACCTATTTGGATAAGTCCGCCAACTAAAGTTAAAAAATTAGGAGTAGTAACTCAAATTATTACTAGCATATACAATGAAAAAACAGGTAATATTGACCTTAGTCAAACAATGCCTGAATTACAAGCATATCAAGATGATTATACTAAAAGTATTAAAGCAGATATTGTTAAAACAGCTGATGGTAAAATTGATACTAGTGTTGCTTACAAACCAGATGTTGATAGTATTGTAGGAACTACAGGCATTCAATATGATGTACTTGTAATGAATAATATTGCACAAATAATAGAAAAAGGTGTTGTAGGAAATGTAAATTGGAATTCTTTATTAGATAGATTACCAGGAAATTACAAAGCAGGAATTAGTACATTATATTTGAATAGAAAAGATGTAAGCACAAGAATTACTGGAACGTTTGCAGTAAACACTTTAAATGAAAATCAATTAATTGTAAATTGGGACACAGATTCTATTCCTACTGACTCTGTTATTCAAGGATATGCAGACGCAAAAGGTACAGTAGATTTTATAATAGATCCATCAACTTATAATCCATCAACTACAAAAGTAGCAGGTCAAAGATTATTATTACTAGGACCTGTAGGAGATGCAGGAAATCAAGACGGTCCAGATGCATGGAAAGGTAATGCAGGAGACTTTATAGCAGAAGCTAATGATATTGTAGAATGGAATGGAACAGATTGGACAATAATTTTTAATGCAAGTGCTAATAATTTAGATGATTCAACAGCATTTACACCTACCTATATTACCAACCTTAATACAGGCATTCAATATAAATGGGATGGCACAAATTGGTTATTAAGTTTCGAAGGCGAATATCGTAAAGGAACCTGGAACATCTCTCTTTAAGATAATTATTTACATGACCCAGAGAATAATTGGTTGCGGAGCACTTTTCTATACTTTAGACACCCAACGTTTTTTATTATTACATAGAACACAAAGCAAACAAAACCATGTTTGGGGTTTAGTTGGTGGTACAACTACTACTGATTCTAATGCGTGGGTAGGTTTAAAAAGAGAAATTAAAGAAGAGATAGGTGACCAAAAAATTATTAAAACTATTCCAATGGAAACTTTTATCAGTAATGATGAAAATTTCTTATATCATACATATCTCTGTTTAGTCAAAAATGAATTTATTCCTAAATTAAACAAAGAACACGATGGATATTCGTGGGTGTCTTTTGGTAGATGGCCAAAGCCTTTGCATCAAGGATTAAGAAAAACATTACAAAATAAAACTAATCAAACAAAATTAGAAACAGTTTTTAAAATGGTTAAATTTATAACATGATTAAAATAATTGGTGATATTATGCTAGATGTATGGGTAGAAGGTCAAGCTAATAGAGTTTCACCTGAAGGACCTGTATTAGTTTTAAAAGAACAAAATAAAAGATATAGTATAGGTGGTGCTGGAAATGTTGCAGTTAATATTGCAAATTTAAAAATATTTTGTGAATTATATGGTGCAGTAGGACAAGATGACTCAGGTAAAAAATTAATAAAATTATTTTTGACACAAGAAATACATCCTAAATTAAATTATGACCATTCTGTTACAACTACTAAAACTAGAATAATAGGTCAAGGTGGTAAACACGTATTAAGATTAGATAAAGAAGAAAATTATTCTAATGAAATTATTGTTGACTGTAAAGAAAATGATATAGTAATTGTTAGTGATTATAATAAAGGTGTTATTAAAAAAGATACAATATCTAAATTATTAGAAAAAACAAAATATGTAATAGTTGATCCAAAACAAAGTGCAGATACCTATGATGGAGCTTATATTGTTAAACCAAATATGAAAGAATACAAAGAATGGAATGGTGTATTTTCAATTAGTGATGCTCTTAAATTTATGCGAGATCATCAATGGACATGGTTAATAGTTACAGATGGTAGTAATGGTGCTCATGTATTATCTACTACAGGTGAATATCAATTATTAAAAGAAAAAGCAAAAGATGTTGCTGACGTCACAGGTGCAGGAGATACATTTTTAAGTGTATTAGCTTATGGTATATCCAAAGATATTAATGTATTTGAATGTTGTAAATTAGCGTGTATGGCATCAGCTAGAAATGTAGAACAACGTGGTGTTGTTCCTGTTACTTTAAATGATTTACAAAAAGGAGTTATTTTTACTAATGGAGTATTTGATATTTTACATATAGGTCATTTAGAATTATTAAAATATGCAAAAAGTTTAGGTAAAAAATTAATTGTTGGAATTAATAGTGATGCTAGTGTTAAAAAAATAAAAGGTCCTGATAGACCTATTAATGATGTTGATAAAAGAGTTAAACAATTAATGATGTTACCGTGGGTAGATGAAGTTAAAGTTTTTGAAGAAGATAATCCACACAATCTTATGAAAGAAATTATGCCAGATATTATAGTAAAAGGCGGTGATTGGACTGTAGAAACAGTAATAGGAAATGAACTTGCAGACGTCAAAATTTTTTCAAGAATAGAAGGACATTCTACAAGTGATATAATAGAGAAAATTAAAAATGAAAGATAAAATTATAACTGTTAATGATGTATTAAGTACTGAAGATTTTGAAAAATTAAGAAATAGAATAATGGATAAAAGTTTTCCTTGGTACTATTATGATTATGTTGTAGGAGATGCTATGGCAAAACCAGGTACATCAGAATATCAACAACAATTTGTACATCAATTTCAAGAATTTAGTAAAATTGTTACACAAGGAGAAAATTGGGAAATTTTAATGCCAATTTTTGCAGTTTTAGATCCAATAAACTTTGTTAGAATTAAAGCTAATCTTATTCCAAAAGCCGATAAAGTAGTTGTTCACGGATACCATATAGATACTATTCATCCTTGCTCACTTACAGCAATATTTTATGTTAATACTAATAATGGATATACTGAATTTAAAAATGGTGTACAAATACCTAGTGTTGCAAATTCAATGGTTATTTTTCCTAGCTATCTAAATCATTCAGGTTCTACTTGTACAGATGAAAAAGTTAGAATAGCAATTAATATTAATTTTGTGCCAATTCCAGATAGCAAATATTCTTATTTGTCTATACCAGAAGAAATATGTAAATTAACTAGAGATTGGCAAACAGACGGATACTAATGAATATTTTAATAACAGGATATAAAGGATTTATAGGACGTAATTTGTTTGCATATTTACAAACTAAAGGACATACTGTAGAAGGTTATGATTATATAGAAAATTCTTTCCCAGATCCATCAAAATATGATTGGATAATTCATTTAGGAGCAATTTCTAAAACTACTGAAACAAATGTAAACAAAATAATGAAACAAAATTATGACTTTAGTATGAGGTTGTTACAATTATGTGATACTATGGGAACAAATTTTCAATACGCCAGCTCTGCTAGTGTATATGGAACTACAGGAAATTTTAATGAAGAAGGTTCTGTTTATCCTATGAATGCTTATGCATGGAGCAAATATTTCTTTGATCGTTTTGTAGAATCTGTAGATAAAGATGGATTTCAAATTCTTGTTCAAGGATTTAGATATTTTAATGTGTATGGTCCTCATGAAGAAGATAAAAAAGATCAAGCGTCACCTATAACTAAATTTACAAAACAAGCTAAAGAAAATAAAGTAATTAAAGTTTTTGAAAATAGTGAAAATTATATGAGAGATTTTGTTTGTGTAAGTGATATATGTAAAGTACATGAACAAATGTTAACAACAGATACAAGTGGTATTTTTAATGTAGGTACTGGTAAGTCTACTAGTTTTTTAAGAATAGCTAAAATTATTGCTGAAAAATACAATGCCAAATTAGAAACAATACCTATGCCAATAAATTTAAGCAAACAATATCAAACTTATACTTGCGCCGATTTAACAAAATTAAATAAACATATAGACATTAATTGGAAAACAGTTAAGGAATTTATCGATGATCAATAAACTAGGTAAAAGAGAAATGGGTTGGGGCTATGAATTAATATGGGCATCCAGCGACAAATACTGTGGAAAAATTATGGTCTTTACTAAAAAAGGTGCAAAATTTAGTATGCATTTTCATAAAGACAAAGATGAAACTTGGTTTTGTAATAGTGGAGTATTCAAATTACATTGGATTGATACTAAAGATGCAACCTTATATACTAAAGAATTTAAAGAAGGTGAAACTTGGTACAATCCACCATTAATGCCTCATCAATTAGAATTAGTATCTGATCATGGTAGCGTATCCGAAGTTAGTACACCTGATCATTCTGAAGATAATTATAGAGTTATAAAAGGCGATAGCCAATCCAAAAAAGACAATCCTGAAAAGAAATAATTACGCTTGAGCTTCTGACCAACGCAGTGTAACTGTACCGTTAACTGCTCCAGCACCTGATGTTCTGTATACGTTAATTGCTAACGCATCTGGACCATTAGGAAATGTTCCTCTTCCACCTAATGTAGTATTAGTCAATTCCTTGATCGGATGAAGAGATAATGTTGCTCTTTCACCTGGCTGTGCAACGAATGAAAAGATCGTTTCACCTGGTTGTGCATATGGTGGATTACCAAATAAGAACGTAACACTTGCACCTGCGGCAATAGCCCCGGTAGACGTTTGTGAAAACGTTACTTTGTAATAATTTGTACCACCACTAACTGGACCATATCTTGCTATTGGATCCACACTAATAACTGATGTACCAGCTGGAAAATTAGCGTCTTCTAATTCTGTACCTTGTGTGGCATTTGAAGCTTCCCATGAAGTTGGATCCATGTACAAGTAGTTTGTATTAGTTAATGTACCTCCCATAGAAAACGTAATAGGTGTTCCCATTGGAATACCACCGTGATTATTACTGTAGTATGCTAGGTAGTAATAAGAATATTCATAAAGCTCTGTAATAATTGTATTTGCAGGGAAACTACCACCACTTACTGAATCTCCTACTTTAATATTTCTGTCATCAAAACCATTGTTGTTTCCTGGACCATCTTCTTTTAACCAGTATGAATAATTGTTATACCAAGTACCCATGTTCCACCAGTTGTTTGTAACTTGAGTTGAAATTGCCGCCGATGTGTCTGCTGTTGCTGTAACCTGAGTTGCACCACCGTTCCAGTTAACCGAACCACCTGCCGCTATTTGAGCAAATGATGGTTGACCACCTTGTGCAGTTCCTGACAGTCCCGTCCAACCTATATCACTTGGATCAATTGGATAGTTTTGAGGATTAATCACTCCTTGTACAACAAGTGAACCTGGATTAGAAGACATAGGTTCTGTTGTAATTTCTATACCTTCAAGTAGCAACTGGGCTCTGTTAAGCAAGTCTCTGTCTCCAAGGTCTCCTGTTAAAGCGTTAGCAACTGATGGTGCTAATCTTATTAGGAACACAGTTTTTTTCGTAGTTGATAATTCTAAATTCGTTGCTGAGTAACTAAACAGATATCCACGTTCTTCATCAAAGTCACCATCTGTTATGTAAGATGATCCCCAGTGTGATATAATTGGACTTGCTGAGTTACTAATTAATACAACTCCTGTATTTCTAAAGTGTTCAGCCGCCGGACCTGCTGTATATGATCTAGTAGCTCCTGCAGAAAAGTTAGTTAATTGAGTTGCTCTAGTAACACCTGTTAATTTATTACCAGTAACAGTTGTGTATGTTATAATTTCATTATCTATATAAAGTGTTCCGCCACCTGGTGGGAAGAAAGAAGCATCTATTAATCTTATTGTTGTATCTCCTGCAGTTAAATTATCTGAAAGTTTACCATTAGGACCTTCATTTGTAACTTCATAACGTACAGGTTGGTTACCTGTTCTCATATATGCTTCTGTATTGATGTTAGAATTTCTCATTCTGTGACAGAAAATAAAGTTACCATCACCACCTCTAGTCATATAGTCAATAAATCCTGCTCCATACCAGGACATTTGTAAACCGATCATCTGCATCTTAGATACATTTAAATCATATCCACTAGCTCCTGTTCCGTCTACTCTATCTAAATTCCAGTTAGCTTGTTTAACTTTTTTATCAAATACTAAACAACTTTTAACACCAGATGAAGCATTAACTCCTCTATAGTCTGGAGTAACATTCATTGTTACATTATCCGTAACACTAGATACAACGTGAGTCATACCTCTTATTACTATTCTATCACCTGCTTTTAATTGTTCTCTAAATCTTGTTCCTGTTCCTGCAATTGTATTAGAATCAGGATTTACTGAAATTGTTCCTGCTAATTGTCTTGTAGCTGTTCTTTGTACAAGATTTAAGTTTACACCATCATATTCCCAGAAAATTCCATTTTGATCATCAAATATACCTGATCTTACAGTTGCACCATTCCAATTTTTTAATGATACTTGTGGTTGATCTTTAAATTCTGGAGTTAACATACTTAAAGTACTTTGAGCAGTAACTTTAAATGTTCTTTCATTTACTATTTGAGTTACTGTATAATCATCATTAAATTCTTGTTGTGCTATTCCAATTAATGTTATAATTGCACCAACTTGTAAACCGTGATCAACTTCATCTGTAGTAACTGATATAACTGAACCAAGTGTTTTACCTTCTGCTACAATATTTAAAATATCATAAGAAGGAGCAAACAAGGCACCCGTTGTATACATTATACCTTTACCTGATTGATATCTAATATATTTTTTAGATTGTCTTATCGCCTGTGCACCATGTTGTGGTCCACCTGTTCCTAATTGTACACCTCCATCAAATGGTCTATGTACGAAGAATGAATCTGGTCTAACATATACGAATCCAGACCAATCCTGATCCGTAATTTGTCCTGGAGCTCTAGCTTGGAATCTTAATTGATTAGTTGCTGGAAGTTCTGTAACAAGGAATGGTCCTGATGCTAATAAATGATTATTACTTCCATTATCAGATCCAATAGTTACTAAGAAACCATCTCCTGGAACTAAACCGTGTGGTGTTAAAAATTGTACTTGTATTGTTGCTATCGCACTATAAGTTATTGTAGATGAAGAAGGTAAAACTTGTGTAGTTGCATCTGATAAAGTAATAGATGAATAAACTGATACACCTGTTCCTGTTACTGCACTACCTGAATGAGTACATTGTGTTATACCACCAAATGAATTTACAGCTTGAACAGTAATACTGCAATCATGCGTAGGTGTTCCTCCACCTAAACTTGAACCGGAAACTACAATTTGATCTCCTACATTATAACCTGTTCCTAAAGATGAAACTGTTGCTTCTGTATATGTAGTTGATGAATCATTTGTATATGATCTAGTTATGTAGAATACTGCTCCAACACCAGCCTGTGGTCTATTACTTCCACCTATTAATGTTCCTACAGCACCAGTACCTGTGTTAGCACTTCCAGTAGCAGTTACGCCTGTTATTCCGCCTGTTGATACTGCATCTATTGATGTAATTTCTAATGATAAATCATTTCCTGGTGAAGCACCATATAATGTTGATCCAGAAATTTTAACTATTTGTCCTACCCAGAAATTTGTACCTGCCTGTGCAATTGCATCTACAGTATAATTTCCACCTGAAATACTAATATCAAATGCTTCACCTTGACCTATTCTTTTTGATGTAGGTGCATTTGTATATGTTTGAGTATTAGCCGCGGTTCCTGTTACTGCACTAATGGCTGTAATACCACCTGATCCGTCAACTGTTGAAATAGTAAATGAAGCGTCATTGCCAGGTGTTGCACCACCTAAGTGTG